TGATGATTTCTTCGATGCTACTACAACAGCGTATACTGTATCTACAACTACATCAGCTTGTATAGAGGGTATTGCTGATTTAATTTTTGGTAAAGGTATCTATTCTAAAAACGAAGCGTATAATAATATATTGCAAAGATTGATTCCGCAAGAGGAAACAAAGAGAGTAGCATTTGATTTAAAACTATTCGGAAATGCAGCATATCAAGTGTATTGGAACGATGAACATACTAAGGTAATTAAATTTTACCACGTTCCTGTACAATATCTAAGAGCAGAAAAGATTGGTTCATCTCCACGCATTGAGAATTATTACTATTGTGTAGATTGGAATGACCAAAGAAAAATAAAAGATAAAAAGAAGATTCCTGCATTTGGAACTTCTGATGAAAAGATGGAAATTCTTTATATTAAGAATTATTGTCCAGGTTTATATTATTACTCTCTGCCTGATTGGGTAGCAGCAATGCAGTATTCAATAGCAGAAGGTGAAATATCTAACTTACATTTAAATAACATTACTAACGGATTCTTACCGGCAGTAATGATAAACTTTAATAATGGAGTACCAGCCCCTGAAGAAAGACAAACTATTGAGGATTTGGTTCAGGCTAAATTTACTGGCACAGACAATGCTGGACGTTTTATGTTATCGTTTAATGATGACCCAGCCACCAAACCTTCAATTGATACAATACAAATTGAAAACCTGCATGAAAAATATCAGTATGTTGCTGAATATACGCAGGATAGAATATTAGTTGCACATAGAGTAACATCACCACTTCTTTTTGGTATCCGTACAGCAAATAACGGATTTAGTTCACAATCAGAAGAGATGAAAACGGCTTTCTCTATTATGCAAACAATGACAATCGCACCTTTCCAAAACCTTATCTTAAACGCATTAGATATGGCATTGACAGAAGGTGGATACGATAATACTGAATTATACTTTGAGCAATTAACTCCATTGGTAATCTTATCACAAACTGCTGAAGAGACTGGAAAGACTATTGAGCAAGTTGAAGATGAAACAAACAAATCATTGGAGAATCCGGCAACAACTGAAGATGCAGAGGACCAAACAATTGAAGATGCTCCTATTGTAAAGGAAACAAATATGAGCAAAGATGATGATATACAATTTATCAGAACAGTTGGAACACAATCAGCATTTTTCGCAAAAGAATTTAAATAAACAAACATATGGCATACGCACTTTTTATAACAAGAAACGATATAATTAAGAATACTCCTTTACAGGGTGCAATTGATGCAGATGCTCTTTTACCATTCGCAAGAACGGCGCAAGATAAGTATCTTAAAAATCTTTTAGGTACTGTTCTATTTGAATTTTTACAAGCGCAAATAATCGCTGGGACTGTTGGAAGTTTATCGGCATATTATCAGGACTTATTAGATGATTATATCAAAAATACCCTAATATGGTACGCAACTGTTGAGTATATTCCTTTCAGTTCAGTACAATTCAAATCTAATGGTGCTGTGAAGCAACAAAGTGAGCAAGGCGTCGCTCCATCTAAATCGGAGATAGATTACCTTAAAGCAACTGCACAAACGAATGCTGACTACTATGCGTTGAGATTACAAAACTATCTTATCGCATATTCAAACAACATTCCTCAATACTTACAATCAGTTGGAAATCAAACGCAGATATATCCAGACCAGTCGAATCAATATTTTGGTGGAATACAATTATAATAAACTATGAGTCAACAAATCGTTCATAATTCTGGTACAAATTTCTCATTATACTACAATGTTTTAAATTATTTTAAAACAATAATGAGTAATCATCCATCTATTTCAGAGGTAACGCAAGGCGATGCTTCAAAAATAGATGTGGACCAATTCCCAGCTTATCCATTGGGTAATATCAATATTACTGAATCAAACTTTGGTACTAATATTACAAATTACACAATCGAATTAACTGTTGCTGACAAGATTAAGAATAAGAATAACGAATCATCAGGAAGTGTTAACGCACAAACTATTCCATTCTATGGAGTTGATGATACAGTTGATATTCACGCAAACACATTAGCAATCCTAAACGATTTAACATCTTATACGCAGAGGGGGGTTGCAGGATTTGAAATCAACGATGATATTCGATGTGTAGCATTCGCAGATGAGTTTAATAATGGATTAGCCGGTTGGGTGGCCACATTTACACTCACAACACACAACGATAGAAATCGTTGCCTTTTTTTTTTAATTAACCCATCTGGTAGCGGATACATCATACAAGATTGCGAAGATGGGAAACAATATCGTGCTACACTAAACGCAAGTGGTAGTATAGGACAGGTATTCGCAACTAAAACAACACCTAACTCATCTAGGGATATTACTACTTATTACGATTATAAGTGTTATACTATTGTTGATACATTCACAAATAACGATGAATATAACTTTGTGAATCTACCAATAATTGCATTACCATATACGGATTTTGATACTTGTGAATTGTGTGATTTATGGACTAATCCTCAAATATGGAGTACTACACCGCAGAATTGGAGTTCTGGTTCGGCAGTAGCATATAGAGTGTGGCAATTTGATTAAAATAAAATAAATATAAATGGGAAGTTTAGCAAACCAATACATTTCACAAAGTTTTAAATCACTTATCCATTTGGGTAGTGATACAACTATATCATCTTCTTATACTGATTTACAGGATGGTTTAGGTAATAGTTTAAAGATATCTGTTAATGCGCAGGGAGATATTAGTGCAAGTGGAAACATCTTTGCAGCTAATTTAGCTACTATCACATATGATACAGGTTCTCTTTTAACTACTGCATCAGCAAACTTAAACGTTCTTACATTCACAAAAGGTAATGGTAGTACTTTTAATGTAACTGTTAATACAGGTTCAACTGATATATCTTCTTTAAATGCCTTTACTGCTTCAGTAGCAGGAACAAACGCATTTACTGCTTCTATTAGAAATACAAACGCATTTACTGCTTCTATTGCCGGCACAAATACATTTACCGCAAGTATAGCAGGAACAAATGCATTTACACAATCAGCTAACCAGAGATTAAATTCATTAGAATCATTTACTGCATCTTTAGATACAACATATGTAACACAAGCGGAATTAGCATCTGCTACTGGCGCTTTGGAAGATTCTATTGATACAAAATTAAATTCTGCATCATTTAACGATTATACACAATCAACTGATGCAAAAATAAATTCATTAAACGCATTTACTCAAAGTGCTGACCAAAGATTGGATTCAATCGAAGCTCAGAGTGGAAGTTGGGTAACATCAGCAATTACTGCATCATCATTAGTAACTGCATCATTTGATAATGGTACTCGTAATTTAACATTTACAAAAGGAAACAATACTACATTTGCAGTTTTGATACCTGCTGCTAGTGGAAGTACAATAAATACGGGCTCATTCGCAACGACTGGCTCTAATAATTTTGTAGGTAACCAAAGTATAACTGGCTCATTAATTGTTAGTGGCTCTGCAACTAACGATGTTGAAATATATGGTAATATAAGAGTATATACTGATACAGTAAATGCTTTTGATGGCCCTACTAGTTTTGGAAACATTTATGTTGGTAATGGAAACATAGGTATTAATACAAATTTTGGTTTAGATTGGACAGCTGGACCAAAACTTAATACGGCTGGAGAGCAAATGCATATAACTGCATCAGTATTTGGTATAACTGGTTCTTTAAATGTAAAAGGAAGCACAATACTTTCAGGTAGTGCATTTATAAGTAATCTTCAAAATGGAATAACCGATGTAGTTGTTACTTATGACACAACAACAGGTGAATTAAGAAAAGCAACAGCTGCAGCTATATTATCCGCATCATTAGATACCGCAGAGTTTTGGTCAACTATAACTCAAAGCGGAAGTGCTGGAGTTAGTGGAAGTATCACATTCAACAATTCAGGTAGTGTAGCAGGTATATCAGTTGTAAACAATACACAGGTAACTCTAGCGCAAGCCGGAACTTATAACATTCAGTTCTCTGCACAAATAGAATCAACTGCAGGAGCAGATACTGTTTACTTATGGTTTAAGAAAAACGGAGTTAACATTTCTGATTCTGCAAGTAAGGCAGTATTAGCAAATAATACGGCTCAGGTAATAACTGTAAACCTTTTTGATTCGGGTGTAGCAAATGATTACTATGAGTTAGCATATCAAACAACAAACGGAAATGCTAGAGTATTGTATGAACCTGCTGCTGGAAACATACCAGCGATACCATCAGTAATTCTGACTATTCAGCAGATAAGATAATATGCCTACTTTAAAAGATATAGCTAAACAAATTAGTGGATTAACTGTAGCTAAAGCACCTAAAAAAACAGGTAACTTAAAAAGACAATTAGCTAAAGCAAATACACTAGCGAATGTACTAAGAGAAAATCCTCAAACTAAATCATTTAGTTTTGAAATAGATTATGCTCCACCAGGCGCTGAGTATGGTATGTTTTGGAATGACCCTACTGTTTCTAAAACAGTTAGAAATGGTAAAACAAAAAATATACCTGAAGCTATTAACTTTGCGGATAAAGCAATAAATTCACCAATCATAGATTCTCTTATACAGGACTATTCTGATGAAATTGGTAAACAAATAGTAGAGCAGTTATCTAAAGCAATAGACGATACTGCAAATTTTTAGCGTTCAATACTTTTACAAAAAAGTAGGTTATTAATAAAAAAGAATATTAATGGCTTTAAATATATTACAAAACCCAGCATTAGTATCGTTAGCACAATCTCCTATTATATTTTCGGTGCAAGATACAGGTTCGATAATCACATCATCTTCATTTCAATATGTAGGTGAATTGTATTATTGGCAAGGTAACGCAACAGGTTCTGCATCCGTTGCTGATTACACATTGGTAAAATATCCAAATACAGCAGATGCTGGTATTTTTGACTTAAATAGAATTATAAATTCTACTTTAACTGATTTTGCAATAGCAAATACATCAAACGTAGTATATTACGCAGTTGATTTCTATGGGCAATATATTTCAGGTTCTACATATGTAACAGGTTCACATACACGTTCATCTACATATAAAGCATTAGATGGTTATGGTGTATTCCAAGAACCAATTGGACAAGAAGTATATAACAAATCAGTACATTGGCCATTGATGACTGATGGACCTGTATCTCAATCAGCATTTACTAACAACTACGGAACTGCGGGAATTTATGTGGGTAATGCAGGAACATCACAACCAACTACAATTAAATATACTTCAAAAGAAGGTGCAGTTGGATATTACAACGTAAGTTCAACAACATCTACATCAGGTCAGATTTCACAGTATCCAATAGGACCGTTAGAAGCAGGGTTTCCTTTGTCAGGAAGCTACTCTGCATATTGGATACAACCATACTCCGGCTCAACGGCGTTAGGGACGCCTATCAACTATGAGATAGTGTGTGAGCAAAAATATCCTAATGTTCGTATCAAATGGAAAAATAGATATGGACAATTTGATTATATGAACTTCTATATGGTTAGTAGAACTTCATTCCAAACTGAAAGAAAAACATATCAGCCACAATTAGGTACGTGGGAATCATCAACTTTATCATATCAAAACTATGATACAGCCGTTCAGAATTACATCGTTGATTCTAAGCAATTGATTTCAGTAAATACGTTTTGGATACCTGAAGCATATAATGATATTATAAAACAATTATTGGTATCTGATGAAATCTATTGGGTATATGATGAAGCACAAGATTTAGTTAGACCATTAACAATAGCAACTCAAGATATACAATTTAAGACAGGTGTTGTTGATAAATTAATTCAATACCAATTTGAATTTAATTACGGTCAACCATATAAACTTATAATGTAATGGGTATAATATCAACACAATCGTTTACTTTCCGATTAATTGCAGATGGACAACAATTAGACCTTTTTGAAGATGAAGATATTCAATTATCTAATAACGTAACAGGTCTATTTGATATTGGTGTATTGCCATCTGATTTTACTCGTCAAATTACTTTGCTGGGTA